TTGTCCGTCTTCCCGACACGCTCGAGGTGGTCGCGAATCTTGCGCCAGTTTTCGAGCGTATCGCGATCCATTAGCGGCCTTGCCCCCTCAGCGGCTTGCGGCCGCGGCGCCGTGGGCGGGACTGTTGTCCATATCCTTGGCGTGTGGTCTTCGGTGGTCCCGGCTGATGCTCAATGCGAGCGGTGCCGGTCTTCGACTTCACTGCCATGGCACACCAGCGGCCTGCGTCGGATGCCGCTGTTCATCAAGCTGGTGCTGCAGGGCGCCCTCAATCTCGGTCACCTTCTCAGCGCCGAAGTTGTCCTTCACCCAGCCGATCACCATCTCCTCGGTGAGATCCGCAAAAGGGATCAGCTTGTCGGGGCGCTCAAAGCCGACGGACCCATAGGCCGAGCTGGCGTAGGTGCCGTCTTCAGCCGAGAGCGTCCAGTGTGCCGTCAGAACGAATCCATCGGCGGTCTCTCTTTCGAGGTTGGCGATCCGCCAGGTGAAGGTGGTGCTAGGGGTAGCGCTGGGCATGGTGATGCGAGCCGTGGGTGAAGTTTAGGTGAGATGGCAAGTGAAGGCACTGCCGGATCTGCGCCTTGCGCTGTTCAATGCGCTCCCGGCGCTCAGGATCGAAGTCCTTAGTGAGTTCGGAGAAGGAGCGCGTCATGAGTAGTGAGTAGGACTACAAGGTCTCAGCGGACCAACCATTCTTCAACGGAATCGCTGATGTCGCGCATCTTGATCCAGCGTGCGCCAGTGACCTGACCCTTGCGGATGCGGAGCTTGCCCAGCAGACCGACGCAACCCCATTCGGGGCGTTGTTCGCGGGAAACGTATTTCTGATCCGGGTCAAAATCTGGATTAAGGATCCAGCGTTTCTGTATTGAAGTATTTCCGTCATCATCTACAGCTTCAAACTCTTCCATGATGTAGCTGCCATATTCATCCCGCAGATGTTTGCCGCTCCATTTATTCCAAGCAGCATCACCAACCACGCTTGGGTTGCCAGAAATCACGCCGATAGGATCTTCGCCAGCAATAGCTTCGCGGATCTTGTCGCCATCTAGGACAACGCTGATACCACGACGATCTTCGGCAGTTGTGTTGCCATCGGACCACTCAAAGTATTCAGCGTAGTCAGCACCGCCACCCGTCCATGAGCCGTCACATCTACCAGTGCCGTCACCGCCTAATCCAAAATCTTTATCAGTGTCCTTGTACAAACCAATATAGTCAAAACTTGTGCCAGTACCCGCTGCAACAGTAGAGATGTAGATAGTACCACTTGCAAAACTGCTATTTGTGTTATTGACTCGCATGTGATTGTCAGAAGAAGCATTGCTGTATAAGGCAAAGCCACCCGACAAGATTCCGCTTAGGTCTGTGGTTCCCATAGTGACGCTGCCATCACTATGAATCCTCATCCGCTCCGTAGGGCTGCTCGCTCCATCGGCGGTAGTGGAGAACACTAGTCTGCCCGGCATGTCATCTGCGCCGGGGGTGCCGTCTACCTCGCAGCGAATGTGTGCTGCAAATGAGGTGTAATCGGTGCCATCGTATCCCGCAAAATTAAGTGTTCCAAGCTGGTCGTTGACGTTGACAATGGTTGGAGATCCAATAGTCCCTCGAGATTTTACAAAGTTAAAGGTTGGGGTAAATGCGTTATCGGTATGCCTAACTAAAGACATATGAGCGTCCGTGGTGCCAGCAATTTGAACCTTTGCTTCAATCCCATACGCAGCACTTGTAGACGTGCCAACTAACAGACGGCCTGATGTATCGATACGTGCTTTTTCTCCAGCATCAGCATGGAATCGAAGCGCTAGTCCAGTGTCAGCTCGAACTACAAGACCAGTGGAGTCAGCATAGATGCGGCCACGGGTTGCAGTTGCATCCGCATAAAGAAGATCGTTATTGAGCCGAATTGAACCGTTGACCTCTAATGCTTGAGATGGTCCAGTAGTGCCAATCCCTACGTTGCCTGCGGAGGTAATTGTCATCCGCACGTCTGGCGCGGTATCTGTAGTTACGCTCCTGGTTCCAAACTGAAGCGAACCGGCGCCAGTGCCAGTCTGCGCTGTATATGTAAAACCAATACTTGCAGGAGCATTTGTAGCACCAGTGTCATAACCAAAATTAAGATTTACATATCGTCCGTTTGTCGTGCCATTAGTCGTACCAAGGTTCAATGCTCCATTGGTAATAGTTCCAAAACTAGTGGTATCACTGCCAAGAATCATTGCCTTGCCAGCAGGCGCACTAGTCCCCAGACCTACCCGCCCACTGGAGTCAACAAATACGCGACCAGATCCGCCGGTAGTGATTGCAAACTGGTCAGCGCCGGGGCTGTAGATGCCGGTATTGGTATCGCCGGTGAAGTAGATGGCCGGGCTGGCTGCACTGGCGAGCGGGATGCCAGCGCCGGTAGAGATCGTTGCGGTCGGGATGGTGACCGTGCCGGTGAAGGTCGGGCTGGCCAGCGCCGCGAGGCCGAGGTTGGTAGCAGTCAGATCGCCAACTGTGATGAAGGAGCTGTTCGCACCATTGCGCAGCTTCAGCAGGTTGGTGCTGGTGTCCGCCCACCACTGATAGGCGTAGGTGGTTGCCGGGGCGCTGGCACCGCTGTTCTGGCTGACGATGGCGGCCAGTGCGTTGTTGAGATCGGAACGGACGGCAGCTCCAGTACCGTTAGCGATCACATAGTCGTGCTGAGCCATCAGACTTTCAGGCAATGCCTAGATTCTTGCAGGATTTAGGCCGCCTTGCCATATCCGACAGCGGACCATGCAAAGTTCCTGTCAACTGCAGTGCCAGCGCTGTTTCTGAATGTGACCGTGAAGCCGGTGCCGCTGACGCCAGTCACCACGAAGTAGTCGCCGGTGGCCATGTTCTGAGCAGTTATACCTACGCTCGGCAGGCTGCTGTTGACGCCGCCCAGCGCAGCGGTGCCAGTGAAGAACGGCTTGTCGAACGTGACCGTCTTGGCACCAGCCCCGCTCGCGATGCTGCCCACGCTCTGCTCCTGCCGCCTCTGGAAGGTGGCCTCGTAGCCCAGCTCATCGATCAGGATGTTCTGAGCGATGTCGTTGCTAATTAACTCGCTCTTGAACTGAAAGCCGCGCCCCTTGAAGGTGCCGTTCACGAACTCCTGCCAGCTCGACCATGTGGGCGTACCGCTAGGGTCGTCGCTGGTGCTGCGCAGATAGAGCTTGGCATTGACGCCAGCCGCGGCGGTGCCATCCCAATCATCCCAGCTATCAACCTCTCCGGTGCGGCTATCGATCAGATCCGATGGGAAGTAGGCACGGGTGACGAAGAAGCGCTTCAGGTCGAGGCTGTAGGCAGAACCCAGATCCAGCGTGCTGTTGAACTGATAGGTGCCGCTGCTGGCCACATCGCCAAGAATGTCGAACGATGTGATCGCATCGAAGTCGGTGATGCTGTCGATCGTGCCTGTGCCATCCAGCGTCAGAGCGTCATACTCCTCGCTGTAGAACACCGTGGTCTTGCTGCCTTGGAATGGCGGCACATCGGCATCTTCGCGGCGTGACTGCACCAGCAGATTGCCCAGCGTGTCGGGCAGGTCCACGATCACGCTGGTTTCGGTTGCTGACTGGCGGCCGCCATCATCCTCGAACTTGACCAACACCTCGCCTTCCACCAGCGGGATGATCGCCTCGGTGGCACTACCGGCCTTGGCCTCCACCAAGTCGACGCTGTTCGCCCAGGTGGCGGTGCCATCGGTCAGATTGCTGTGGCGGATGTGGACCCGACCACCGATCTTCACGTCGAGATCAACAGTCGGATTCCACCGCAGGCGGCCGGAGTTGGCGCTGATCGCCTCGAAGGTGAGGTTCTGCACATTGCCCGGCACTGCCGTCTTGCCGACCGCTGCGAAGCTCAGCGATGCAGGCGAGATGCTGGGCGCCCGCGCACCGTTGAGGCTATAGACCCGGATCTCGTAGGTCTGCGCAGTGGTGTCGAGGATCTCGTAATCAGTACGCGGCACACTGACCGTCGTCCAGTTGCCATCCACCGGACGCCATTGCACTCGATACTCAGAGACACCGACCACTGCGCTCCAGCTCACGATGAGCTTCACGCGCACCTGGCCGTTGCTTTCGTAGATCGTCTCGCTGGCCGATAGGTTGGTCGGTGCCGGGCGTGGCTCATTGAGCTGCGTGATGTCGCGGGTTTCCAGCTTGAAGCCGCGCTCGACGTAGTTGTATTTGCTGGCGTTGTACGCGATCGCGGTGACTTCGTACTGAACGCGATCGATTTCGCTGATCGTCAGCACGCGCCAAGTGCTGGTCTCGACGTTGCTGTTGCTCAGCACCCAGATGCTGTTTGCGTTCGGTGCAGTGCTGAAGGCGGAGGAGACGGTGATGTTCGCGCCAGCGATGCTGCTGATCGCCTTGGTCTCGACGGTGCCATCAGGCAGGATCACCGATAGGGTCGCGCTGCCGGTGGTCACCAGATCGGTCTCGGCGGTGTCGTCGACCGTGATCACGGTGGTGGTGGCTGCTGCCATCCGGCCACCGCGGCGCACACCAGACTTCACCGGATCAGCGATCTCGATCACTTGGCCTGGCCGCACCAGCACACCGGCATCCACGGAAGTCTTGAAGGAGACCACCTCGGTTTCGTACTGCTCGGTATAGAGCAGCCACTCACCGAGGCGGGCAGCTTGGCCGCGACTGGTGCAGGCAAAGGCTTTGATGTTGGTGGTGATCACGCCATATTTCGCGATGGCTTCCTTGTCCTCCACCACCTCGTAGGCAATGTCCTGCGTCTCGAGATCGAGGTAGCTGATGATCGCGACCGTGTGCCTGGTCTTCAGATCCGAGCCGGTGTAGGTGAAGCCATCAGCACTGACATTGGCCAGTGTGAATAGGTAGCTGGCATCGGTCGGCTTGTCCTGACTGATGGTCAGGCTGCCGGTGCTCCAGTACGGCATCACCCGCATCACAGAGCACAGATCATTGATCAGCTTGTAAGCCTCCTCCTGGTTCTGGATCAGGGCATTGCAGGAGAAGCGCGGCTCGGTGCCACCGAAGCCATCGTCGACGCTGCTGGATGCGTACTGGCTGGCGGAATAAAAGGCGAACTTGTCGAGCTGGCTGGCAGTGATGTGATCGCCTAATCCCCAGCGGGTGTTCGTCAGCAGTGCGTAGAGAATCCAAGCTGGATCTGAAGTCCAAACCGCAGCGCCGAAGGTGCCATCCCATGCGCCGGCGTAGCTGATGGCGCCGGTGGTCTGATCCACAGTCCCGTTGCTCGGGATCTGCACCTTCATCCCGCGGACGCGATAGGTGCGGCTAGGGATGCTGCTGAACTGCTCAGCATCCAAGCGCATCGCGACCAGGGCGCTGTTGGGATATTTCAGTTTCTGCTCAGTGATCTCGGTGTAGCTCGACCAGTAGAAGTCGTTGAGCAGGTTTGTGTCGAGGCTGTCGGCCGTGATGCGCACCACCCGCACATCAATCGGGAACGCCCCGGTGAAGCTCACCTTGTAGTCCTTCTGATATTGATCTGCAGATCGGCCTGCGATCGTGTCGTCGATCACGGTGGTGTAACCGCCACCGTTGTATTGCACTCGGATCTGCAGGTTGATGCTGGTGCCCTTTACATCACCCTCATCGGTGTATTGCTCAAGCCGCGGCACCGTGATGGTGACTCGAACAGCGTCGACCGTAGTGTCGGTGATGGTGCGCGTGATCGGTGTGGCCTGCTCGACCTTCACCTGAACACTGCTTTCTCGCTCAATATCGGAGAAGCCGGGGATGTAGGTCTGCGCCTGTGTGCCGTAGCGAGCCTGCAGCGTGACGTTCTGGAAGTTGTAGTCGGCAGATTGCGGATTGGTCGCATCAGCACCCTGCCGCAGGATCTGCGTGCCGTTCAGGAATACATCCTTAAGCAATGCCCGGTTGTAGTCATCAGTGCCGCGCGTATAGGC